TGTCCCGCCCACCCCAACGCTCCAAGGCGTGGGTGGGCAAGGGGGGTGCCCGGATCCTGGGCGCTACCGAAGGTAGCGTCAGGGTTGTGATCTTTCAGGGTAGGCAAGGCACCCCGGGGGGCGTAAAAGGCCAAGGCCGAAGGCCGCAGGCCTATAGCCACAAAGCATAACGCCCCAGGCGCGCTTGCCTGGGGCCCGATCCCTGAAACCGCAGCTAAAGCCCCAACCCCAGACGAGGGGCTAGCTGCTAGATGTTGTTTATAAGAACAAGCTCTGGGGGTACAAAGGCCGCCCAAATGGCGGCCTGAAAAGCTCTCAACTCCGCCCCGAGGGTGGGGTTGGGGCGGCCACCTTGGGTGGCCTTGGTGTGTACACAGCAGGTTTATAGACTTTAAGCCTAGGGGAAAAACTTGGGGAAACCCGTCACCAATCCAGAGCTAATTCTTCCCCACCCTACGTCGCCTAAAGGCGACGCGCCACTAGAGGTGGCGAAACCGCCTAAAGGCGGCACGCCACCAGAGGTGGCGAAGCCTGACGTTGCCGTTGGGTTCTGTTCTGGGTACCAGGTGTACACCAAGTTCCTAGAGTGCCTGATTGCCTTGGTGCAAACCCATCCCAGGGTTGGCTGGGTGGTCTCTACCATCTCCGGTCCCGCCATGATGGATGCCCGCAGGGACGTGGTTATGGGGTTCCTGAAGGATACCCCGGCAAAGTACCTGCTGATGGTGGACACCGACATCATCTTCAACCCTTCGGACCTGGACCTACTGTTCAAGGTGCTGCCAGAACCAGGGGTGGCCTCAGGCCTTTACGTGGATTCCAATGGATACCCGGTGGCAGGGTACTTCAAACCAGATGGCGGGTACTCCCCGCTTCCTTCTCCCGCTCCAGTTGACCCCCTGCGGGTGGATGCTGTGGGGGCTGGGTTCCTGCTTATCCCCCGCGAGGTTCTGGAGAACCTGCCTGGTGGGCCTACGCAGGCGTTCGATCACCTCGTAGGGCCTACCGGCCGCGTCCTCGGCGAGGATGTCTCGTTCTGCAGGAGGCTTGCTGAGGCTAAGGTCCCGATCTTCCTGCACCCAGAGGTGTTCCTTGGGCACCTCAAGGTTCGTCAGCTCTACCCAGATGGAAGCACCCTGCCTTGACCAGGACGAACAGCTACCGTAACCTACAGCGGGACCTTCGCTGGCTGGAGGCGCATGAGCTAGGAGAAAGTTACAGCAGCATCGCCAAACGTGAGGGCAAGGATGTCAGCAGTGTCAAGAAGGCCCTCAAGAAGGCCCGTGAGTACCGCGAGCAGCTGGCCCCCCTCCGGCAGATCGGTCCCGGTGCCAAGGATGCCTCGGAACTCACGGCAGAGGCACGGAGGATGCTGGAGTGGTCCTCGGATGGGTTCGAGCGGTTCTTCAACGCGTTCTCCCAGCACAAGCTCTCGGGTATCCACAAGCGTTGGGTACAGGATGCCATCGATAACCCCAGGGTTCTCCTGAACGTCCCTCCGGGGCACGCCAAGAGCACGGTGTTCGCAATCTGGTTCCCCATCTGGCTCATCACCAGGGACAGGAACGTGAGGATCCTGATTATCTCGAAGACGGCGGACCTGGTGTCCCGGTTCGGAGGGAACATTGCTGCCGTCCTGGAGAACAACTCCGCCCTGGTGAACACCTTCGGCAGGTACAAACCCATGGATGCCACCGTCAGGTGGAGGCCCGCTACCGGGGAACTCCAGGTTGAGGGGATGCGCAGGGTTGGCGAGACCAACGAGATGAACATCATGGTCCGTGGTTCCGGGCAGCAGGTTCTTGGGTTCCGGGCCGACTGGGTGATCTGTGATGACCCCACGGATGCCAGGATTTCTCGAAGCGAGACCGATAGGTCGAACCACTCTGCATGGTTCCATGAGGAGGTTATGACCAGGCTGACGCCCACCGGTAGGGCAATCGTGATCGGCCAGCGGGTGCACCTGAAGGACCTCTACGGAGAGCTGGCTGAGGAAAAGGCAGAGAATGGATCAAAGTACTGGCACCAGATCATCTACCCGGCCGTGCTCGACTGGGAGACCAAGGAAGTCCTCTGGCCGGAGTTCTGGCCCTGGGACAGGCTCATGGTCAAGCGTGGGGACATCGGCAGCGAACGGTTCGAGCAGATCTACCAGCAGAACCCACTACCGCCCGAGCGCGCCCTGGCTAGGCACGAGTGGATCTTCGGGGACGACGAGCATCCCGGATGCCTGGATGTATGGCGTTCCTTTGGACCAATTCCGAGCGACAGTGCATTCGATCCAACTCTGTCTAGAGTGCGCGTCGTTGCTCTCGATCCTTCACCGACGCGGTTTGCGGGTCTCGTGGTCGGAGAAGTCTACCGAACACCATCCGGAGGATTGGACCGGATCCTGGTCTTGGAGATGGTCAGGGAGAAAATGTCGGTGCGTGATATGGTTGCACAGATCGAACGCTGCATCTCCGTATACGAGCCTGACTACCTCATCTTCGAACAAAACGCTGCTCAACGGTGGCTTCTACAAGATCCAAACATGGACAGACTCCGCCAACGGGTCCGCGTACGTCCGCATACAACTACAGGACGTAACAAAGCAGACCCTCAGCTGGGAGTTGAATCCCTAGCGGTGGAGTTCGAGTTCGGCAGGATTCGCCTCCCATATGGGGATGCTGAGTCTCGTGCTATGAGCCAGATGCTCATCCAGGAAGCTAAGAGCTACCCCCAGGGTGAGACCGATGACTTGCTCATGGCGCTCTGGTTCATTCGGTTCAATGCCGGGTTCTTGGTGTCCCGTGAACAACTGGCAGCGGATCCGGCAAGGCCCAGGTGGCACGTGCCGCCAAGACTGGCGGGTAAGGCATGGCCCTGGGCCAGGCAGACAAGGATGGCGGTGAATGGCTAAGGCAACTACGGTGGCGACGAAGGCGGCTGGGATCAAGCCTAAGACCGGGCAGGGCGTCCAGAGCGACGATGAGCTTGCCCGGCGGCTGCGGGCAAGAATCTGGGAAAGCGACCTCCTGGACTTCCGTGGCTGGCGGGTGAACTTCTACCAGGACTGGAAAGCAAGGCTCAGGCGTGTGGACGCGCTCTATCAGGGTGCCTGGGATGAGGTGTTCCCCGACGAGAGCGTCATGCGCGAGAACCCGCACGTGATGAACATGGTGCAGGTTGGGCTTGACGACATTGCTAAGCTGGTTTCCGAGGCGGTTCCGAGTACGAGGTGTTCGCCCACTAAGGACACGGAGAAGGCCACTGAGGAGGCTAGGATCCGTGAGACCATTGCAGAAACCTATTGGGAGATCAACGATGGCGAACTCCTCGTCCCACGCCTTAGTATGGACTTGGCTGGTGCCGGGGCGTGTTTCCTGGTCGCCACACTCGATAAGGATGCAGCCTACCCATGCCTATATCGGGTTGATCCCCGCTATGCTTACCCCGATGTGCGGAACAACAAACTGCAAGACCTGCTGGTCGTCGAGACCATTAACGCTCGCATCGCTGCAAGGATGTTTCCCGATTTGGGATTGGATGAGGATCCCACGCTCCTCAACAGGACCGTTGAACTCCTCCATTATTACCAGCCTGGGCTATGTCTACAAGCAGTTGCTTATAACCGAACACCTGGAGCAACCCCAGACACACTGACCATTACCCAGCGGTGGGAACCTAGGGATATCAACGGGAAGCCTATTTTCCCCGTCGCGTTCGCTCAACTCGACAGCTTCGACGGTGCCTTCCGGGGGATCTTCGATCAGATCACCGGCTCTTTGCAGACGAAGAACCGGATTGTCAAGCAGTTGCTCGATTATACCGACGAGGTTGTCTATGCCGAACGATACTCCAAGGGACTCCTCAACCCAGAAGAACCGCCCGGACCAATGGCGCACTACAGACTCGATCCGACAGTTCCAGATGCCGCTGTGGGAAGGGTACCTCCTGCCGCGTCAGCACCACAGATCTTCAACATCCTGGAATACCTTGATCGTGAGCAACGAGGCGCAGCCGGGTACCCGGCGGCAAGGCAAGGGGAAATCGGGCAAAGCATCGCGTCAGCAACCTTTGTCGCAAGCACTCAGGGGCAACTTACGTCCACCGTACGTAATATTCAGAGGCTCATTGCAAAGACCCGAAAAGACCTCAACAGGATCTTCTACGCCATCGACGAAGCCTACCTCGACTTCGAAAAGCCCCTCGTCAGGGCGGTCGGCAAGAAGCAAACCTACATTCCATCCAAGGACATCGCCGGGGAATACGCTAACCAGGTCCTCTACGGGGCCGCATCAGGGTTGGACAGGCTCTCCGCCGACAACCGGATCCTCCAGCTCCTCGGCGCGGGGGTCATCTCAAAGGCGGTCGCCCGCGAGCAGATCGACTTCATTTCCGACCCGCGCGCGGTTGCCGAAAGCGTCCAGTACGAGGCGACGGAGAACGCGCTGATGCAGAAGTTTCTTGCGGATGCCCCGCCGGACATGCTGGCCAGGCTTCTTGTTCTACAGGCCGATGGGATGTCTCTTGCGGAGGCGATCAAGGCCGTGCAACAGGAGGACCAGGCGAAGCAGCAGGCCGCCCAGGCAGCCCAGGCTGCCGCAGCCCCACAGGAGGCCCCAGCGGCTGGGCCGGAGCAGCCACAGCAACCACCGCTGGCTGCGCCGAACGCTGTGTTCGGGCTGCCGCCGCTTGAGCAGATTCGTGTCCAGCCTGAGGCACCCCAGAGACTGACGCCGGTTCGAGGAG